CTCTCTTATTGTTGACTGATAGCTCCAATAGGCATCATTTTAGATAATTCTTCTGCTTTAGTTGGGAAGAGTTCAGAAGATGGTTTATTATCGCTAGTTACGTTATAAGAATCTTTAGGTACCCATTGTTTAGTTGAATAATTATATCGTTTAGTTTCATCTTTATTAAATAAAGGAATACGATATTTCAAGAAATCTTCATCAGACATTGCTGGGTTTGTTTCAGAAATACAACAATGAATGTATTTAACGAAATCAATAGATCCTTGATTATGAGTAGGATCAAATCTATATCCAGGTGCATTAAATGCATTAATTGATATAGACATCGAATCAGACATTTCGTTATAGTTAGCTAATGATGGCATTACAACTTGAACTCCAGTATCTTCAAATATGTATTTAATAGGTTTGATAGTTTTTCCGGAATATAAATTTGATAATGAGTTATTAAATATATCTTTGAATACTTGTGTTCTCATAGGTAATACAACTTTATCTACTTTGACTTCAGATATTGTACTATTAAATACTAAAGGAGCTTCATGGCCAACTAATGTAACCTTTGTAATAACATCATCGCCAGATTTGAATTTAGTAAATGGCGGAGCGGCAAAGAATGCTTCTTTATATCCTAATTCATACGAGTCTGAATCTTTTGATACATATCCTAAATTTATATTGAAGTCAAATATAGTATTAAATGATACATTGCCAAATGGATAAACACCAGCAGCAGCAGTATTAGATACATCAAAAATTACAGGTTTACGTAATAAATATAATTGTAACCCTAGTCTAGAAAGTCCAGTAGAATATAGACTAAAACTTGAACCTAAACTATAATGAGAACTAGGTGCCCATAAAGAATTATGCTCTGTTACTACACTATACTTTCCAAAAATATCATCTTTTGTTACTATAATACCTTCTGAAACAGTACTAGAGTAATCATTCCCAAATTTATAATCAGCAAATAATACAGAAATTTTATCGCTACCTAGCATTTTATAAGTATTGACATAATTATCAAACATCATTGCTGGAGAAATTTCATAATATTTCTTAGTATCAGGAGTAGCAGATGCAACTGGTTCCCAAGATCTATTAGAATAGTTATATTTTTTACTGCCATCCAAATTATAAATAGGAAGTCTCATTAATATAAATTCTGCGGAATTTTCTTTTATTGTAGATGGATCTACATAAATATGAACTAGCTTACTTAGAGCTTCAGCTAATTTAACGCTAATACCTTTGAAGTTTTTACTTTGCTCTTTAAAATAAAGAGTTTTAGTATCTTCTTGCGTCCATTCACTTATAGCCAATGGATCTGCAGTTCTAACAAATTGAGCTTCTAATTCATTAGTCTTATATTCATAGTTATTTCCTTGGAAGAAATCGCCACCAAGATCTCCGGCTAACTTAACTATGATTGGATCATATTGAGTTGTATCACCTTCACCGTAATCATTCATTAGACCTTGGTTCTTATAGAATAAGTGTTTAAGTAATCTATAGTCGACTATTACTTCTTTACATACAACTTCTTTTATGTATTTATTACCAGATAATACGAAAGCATCACATTTAAATTTTTCAGGAACTTCACCATTTAAAGTGATCTTAGTATTATAATCAGTTAACGCTACTGCACCACCAAATTGTTTACGATCTGGCTTACTCCAGTCATTATCACTATTTGTTTCTTGAGTGAGATCGTAATATTCAGTACCATTATAATTTACTTTCTTGAAATCATCTTTAATATCAATGGTTAAATTGATATTCTTAATATTTTGAGCACCAGCAGTCAAATACATATAATCATTTTGAAAGAAGTTCATATCATGAACTGTCAATTTGACATTTCTATCAGATTGATTATCATGAGTACTTTCTAAATGACTTACTAATTCATCAGTTGGGAAAAACATACCTAATTTTTTTTCTTTAGGGATATTATATTCAGTCATTGTAGAAGATATCAATGTATTTTTTGTATCTAAAGTTTCACTAGAAGATGGAGAATAAGTAAATCCACCAGTAATGTCTAAGGTACCGTTAACCATACCTTTGACTTCAGTGGATTTCTTAATATTCTCTTCAGCCTTCTCTGGAAGTTTTACAACTTCAGCTGCTAGTTTAGATGATGCGCCAGTTGAGCTAATGCCGTTCTTAACTAGAACGGCTTTAACTTCTTGGAGATCATTATGTAAAAGATTTAAATTTTCTATAACCTTTTCGGTCATATTAGGTGTGTCTGGCATAATTTATACCTCCATTATACATTTTTACTACCAATAACTCTCATTTTATTAAGTTCTTCAGCTAATTCTGGGAAAATTTGAGTCATTGGTTTATTATCATTCTTAGGATCATATTGACCAATTAATTGCCATTGACGTAAAGAATAGTTGAATCGTTGATTACCATCTAATGTAAATAGTGGTAAACGATATTTTAAGAAGTTCTTATTTTGAAGAATTGGATTATTAGATCTAATATGACAATGGATATTAGATACAAAGTTATTAATTGCTTCTTGTTGAGTACAATCAAATCTATATCCAGTATGATTATATACACCAAAGTCACCAAAATCATAATCATATTCGCTAAGATTATCTCTATAGTAAGATAAAGACCATGGTAGTGTTTCAACTATAGATGGTGTATCAGCAAAAATAAACTTAGTAAATCCGGCATCGCTAATTTTACCAAATATTAATCTTCTAAATGATTTAGCTTTGTAAGGAATAATAATTTTATTAACCTTAACTTCAGTAATATATTTATTGAAGAATAGTGGACAGCCTTCAGAATATGCAGTCATATCTAATTTAGTAATATCTGTATTATCAGAAGATTTAAATTTAGTATTTATAGGACCGGGCATAGTACGTACATAATCGCGTATTTCTGCATATTCAGAGCCGGTATTAATATCATTACCAAATTTTACTTCTAATTTATCACTACTAAAATCTAGATCATGGAAAGGATAAGAACTACCTACATTATGTGTACTTTCAAATTCAAATTTAATACTATTAAGGAAATAGTTATTAGAATCGAATGGAGTTTCAACTAATGCTTTATTTTTAATAATATAACGATTATCTGGAGTTTCTGTAAAATATGAATTCTTTTTACATATGATATCTCTATTAGAATATAAATCTTCTAATACAATAATACCTTTATCTCTAGTTTCAGGATTTAGATTTATTTTACATATACCTTGACGAATCTTTTGAGATTTATCAATACCGATAAGCTGTCCATTATCTACTTCTAGTTCACCAGAGGAAGTAATATCAAAATATCTAGAAGCATCTTCAGTTGCTTTAGATACATCTTCCCAAGTTTGATTACTATAATTATATTTTTTAGTATTATCTAAATTATATAATGGAAGTCTCATCAATAAAGGTTTTATAGATCTAGTTAAATTAATTTTACTTGGATCTACTAGGATATGACACATTCTAGATAAAAATTCAGCTGGGGTATGACTAAGACCAATGATATTTTTTGCTTTTTCAAAAGCTGCATATTTAAGTTCTTCATCACTAAACAAAGAGCTATTATTTAATGGATCTACATCATCTAAGAATGCTGGTCGTTTATATCTATAGTCTAATGATGTACTAATATTTTCAACATCAGTAATTTCATTATTAACTTTAATAATAATAGGATCAAAGTTTGGAGTTTCTTCTCCAGTTTCATATGCGGAAACTACCTTATTATATTTATATAAGATATTCATTAAAGCATAATAATCTATATTAAGATTATTACATACTACTTCTTTTACGTATTTATTAGGTGTGAGAGTGAATGTATCACATTTTACATTCTCTAATACTTCACCATTAACTGTAAATTTAGTATTATAATCGGCAAAGCCAATTTTACCAGTAAATACGGAAACTCCAGGTCTGTCATTATCCCCTTCTTTAGGGAAGTTTACATATTGTTTTCCATTATAATTTACTTTTGTTAAACTTTGATCATTAATATTTATAGTAAAATTAATATCACCGATATCTTTAGCCCCAGTTAAGTAAGCATAAGAATCTTGTAAGAATTGTTTATTAGATACATTTAATGTTAAATTTCGTTTATCTTGAGATGTTTCAGATGTAAGAATATTATTAACCAAACTATCTGTAGGAAAATACATTTCTAAATCTTTCCCTTTAGGTAAAGTAAATTCTTTATTCTTATTATTAATTATACAATTTGTTTCAGTTAAAGATGATGTAGTATTTGGGGCATAAGTGAATCCACCAGTGATATCTAAAATACCATTAGCTAGACCCTTAACTTCTCCTGATTTCTTAATAGTTTCTTCAGTCTTTTCTGGAAGTTTAGTAACTTCTGCGGCTAACTGAGCAGTTGTACCATTAGACTGAATTCCATTTTTAACTAAAATATTTTTAACTTCTTCTAAGTCATTATGTAATAACCCAAAGCTTTCTACTACTTTATTTACTAGATCAGTCGTTGTCTGTTTGTCATCTGCCATAATTATTTACCTCTAATTTTAGAAATTTCTTCTTCTATTTTCTTAAGAGTTGTATTTAATTCATCACGAGTAATAAAATTACTAGTATCAGGCTGTGTTGCTAGTCCATCATATAATACTACCCAAGTTTCGCCGCCGAGACAAATATATAACTTCTTACTTCTAGGAGTATAATATAATTCTCCAGCATACGATGAATATTGTGGCATTTGATCATTAACCTGAATGCCTTTGATATTTTTCCATTTCCAGAATCTGTCTAAACAATAAACATCATTAGAGTCATAATCTATATAAATAGAGCCAGCAGTATAACCTTTGGCTTCATTTTCTTCTTTACCATTTTTTGGTATATCATCATATGTACCAGTTTTGAATTTCTTCCCTACAGCAGTATCAACTATAGAGTTTATTTCTGATGCACTTTGGGAATTACTAACATCAGTCCAGTTAGTACCATCCCAAAATTTAAGTTTCTTAGTCGGGCCATCTTCTTTTGCAAAGATCTGACCTATATAATCACCACTAGTTGGTGGATTTGCACCACTTTTTGGTTTTAGATTAACTATATCCTTCTGCAACTTAGAAACATCTTTAGCTACCTCTTTAGAAAAGGTAGTAAGAAGTTTCTTAATAATATCATTAAGCTTCATAATACCTCCGAAAATATAAATTATAGAGATGGTACTGAATACCATCTCTATAATTAAATATTTAGTTTAAGACTTAGCCTTGTGTTTTAGCAGTGTTGTAAACTTCAACTAAGTTGAATGTGTCTAAGCCTTCCAAGTCTGCAGTCTTCACAACTTCGTCTTTCTTAGCATATGGGTCTAAACCATTAGTTAAAGATGTAGTTGTAACAAAATCAGCCAACGCTTCTGTTTTAGCATAAGGTTGTAATTTTGTATCCAATGCATCAGTTTTAACATATGCATCTAAAGCTTCAGTTTTAGCATAAGGGGTCAAAGCAGTAGTCAACGCTTCTGTTTTAACATATGCATCTAAAGCAGCTGTTTTAGCATAAGGTTCCAATGCAGTAGTCAATGCAGTTGTTTGAACGTAGTTAGCTAAGGCTTCTGTTTTAGCATAATCTGCTAAAGTAGTAGTAAGCGTAGCAGTTTGAACGTAATTAGCTAGAGCTTCAGTCTTAACATAGTCAGCAAGTTTACCATCTACAATAGTACCAACTTGTTGGGTTGTAGGATAGTTGCTCAAATCTGGAGCTTCACCTGCACCAGTGGAAGAGATAGTACCATCTGGAGAAATAGTGATATTAAGACCAGGTTTAAGTTTATCCTGCTTAGAATCAGTTAATTTTTTAATATCTTTACCAACTTCTGTAGCAAAAGGGTTCAAGATATTTTTGATTTGATCAGCAATTTTAGTAGCCATTTAAAGAAATTCTCCTTTCTTGAAAATAGTTAATTATTTATTAACTATTTATATGTTTATTAATAAAGTATATTCGGTTATACGCCTATATTAACAGTTTATGATAAATCTGGGGTATATTAACCCTCAGATTTACCACGTTTATAAGACTCGAGTAGATCGATAGATAACTCTTCTTCAAGCTTGTCTCCAACAAAGTTTAATCCTCTAATTGTCCAGCCAGCAGCTTCTGCAGCTTGTGCAATTGGAAGTAAAGTAGCATTAACATCTCTTGGTTCAAAGGAAATCAATTGACTTTCATCTGGACCATTATTACTTAAAGCATTCAATACAGATGCTACAGAGTTTTCATCTAATGGGCATTTAGTTAGATCTAAACCAGTTTTAAGTTCACCAGTAACTTGCAACTTAGTTAAAGATCTACAGCCTAAAAACATATTTTTTGTATTAGTCAAAGAGTTTACATTTAATTTCAATGCAACTAGACTGTTACAATTTTTAAACATATTTTCGCCACTTTGTACAGATTTAGTATTCAATTCCACATTGTTTAATTTACGACAGTTTTCAAACATACCAACTGCAGATGCTAATTTATCACTATTGGATAGAACTACAGATTGTAAGTTTTCATTGTCTTTAAACATATAGTCTGCGGATACAGTATTAGTTAAATTGATTGGAGATAATCTTAGTAAAGAAGTACCGCCATCAAACATGTGATCTGCATATTCCATTAAATCAGTATTCAATTCTTTATCTAATTCTGTAATATCCATATAAGTTTTTGGATATAAGTTTCGTAAGAAGTTATAAGCATTCTTAGAAGTCTTATAGAATTTATTTTCAGAATCTTGAGTAAGTTCAGAGTCAGAAATAGAACCAGCTAATTTAAGACGTCTAATATTTCTAACATCAATAGCAACAACTTTATTTTTATAATCCATAGAGCAATCAAAACGAACTACGATTTTTTCATCACGTTCTTTGATTCCATTAGCTCTATATGTAGACAAAGCTACGTGTTTATTTGACCAACATTCAAAGCCAGCAACTTTACCAGCAACACGTTGTAATTCACCATCTTTTACATAGTCAATTTCCCAGATTTCATCAGATCCTTCATAAAGAAGAACTTTATAATTATCTTGAGGATTAGAGAAAGTAAAAGATAGCATTAAAGATCTAAGAATTTTAGCTTGTATATCAACAAGATTAGCTTTAGGGCAAGCACGTTTACGATCACCACTTGCAGTAGTATAAGGATTACAACTAGTAGGATCTACAACATTATCGAAAGCCATATTAGTACCTCCATGATTAGTAATATTCAATTATCCTAATGTTGAAAAAATATATAGGAGATGGACATACTAGCCCATCTCCAAATTCATTATCTTTGTCGTTTTTTAAATGAATCTTTATATGATTCATAATCATTTACATAGTTGGATGGATCATAAACTCTAAGTGGATTATTATTATAATCAGCAAGTCTGCTAGTTCTTTTAGAGTTATTAGATAAATATCCCATTAATAGATCTTGTGGTAGATTAGAATACTTTCTATTATATTCAGCTAATTTTTGAGAATCAGTCAACTCTGGTTTGGTATAGAATCTATCTGTGGTCACATCTAATAATTCAGAATAGTTATATACCAATGCAGTTCTAATACTTTGATATTTTCTTTTAGGATTTCTAGTATCAACTATAATACCTCTATCTTTAACAGATACAAATGATCCATCAGTATAATAGAATAAGTATTTACCATCTTTAGTTTCATATGTATCTAATAGAGATACTTCCACATGTAGATTTGGATCATCAGCATTATTACCAATAAAGTCTTTTATTTTATTGATTGGATTTTCAAATGGTATTTCATGAGATACAGTTCTACCATCGTCTAGCTTTCTTCCATCTCTAGCATATCTAACTACTACACCATTAGAATATCCTAAGTTGATTACCTTTAACTTTTCATCAATAACTACATTATTTATATCTATATACTTTTTATTGTTTATTTTATTTCTGATTGGCTCCTCCGCTGTAGCACTTATATTATTTCCCATAATAATTCTCCTTAGAAAATAAAAAAAAATAAATAGGCCAATGGTTTGAAACCATTGGCCACCATTATTTATATGTATAATATTATTTACGCTTCTTAGTTTTCTTTTCTGGTTTAACTGTATGAGCAGTCTTATTCCATTCAATAAACCCTTTATCAATATATGCAACTAATTGTTGGAAGTTAAAGATGATTTGTTTATAGAAATCATTTACTTCATCTTTAGTTTCATATACATGGATAGCTGCAGATAGATTCATAATAAAGCTATATAATTTTAACAAATCAACTTTGTTTTTAAAGTTAGTATTTGTATAGATTACACGAAGTAAGATAGCATTAACTACAACTGTATTATCAGGATTATGGTTAAATCTACCAATAGCATCAATAATAGCAGCTACATTTGCAGTCTTAACCCCAATAGCTTGTAAAGCAGACATGATTTCTCTACGATAGTAGTCTTGATGTTTGAATGCTCGAAGTGCATTGAAGTAAGAGTTATGCAATTTCAAGAATTCATAGATATCAGAATAATCTGTAGAATCATTCAATGCTTTAATTACAGATTTGGCAAATTCTTTAACTTTATCAGAAGCTTTTTCATCAGCAAGAACTTGATTCATCTTTTGAATGCGATCATTATGAGATGCTTCAATATATTCATCAATAGAAATATCTTCATCTAATTTAGATGTAGCTTTCTTAACTGTTTCATCTAATAAAGCTTTACCTTTATCCATGAATGCATTAGTACATGCTTCACGAATAAGACCTTCGATGTAGAATTCCAATTCTTTAGCATTAGAAGTATTTACGCCATCTTTACTAGCTTGAATTAAGAATTTTTCTTTTAGACCAGCTGTAAGTAAAGTAGTTACATTAGCAGTATCATCTTTAATTACTTTTAGATATGTATCAATAATATTTTGAATATCATCATCAGACAAATCTAATTTAGGAAATTCTTTATTTTCAGAGATTGATTTCTTAACATCTTCAACTGAGATTGTTAATTCATCAAATTTCTTTAACGCTTCTTCCAATTCCGGATCGCTAGAAACATTCTCGTTGCTTTCGGAAACTCCATTGGAGCTAACAGTCTCAACGTCTTTAGTGTCTTCTTTAGATCCGTCTTTAGCTGGTTCTTCGCCATTGCTTTCATTTGAGGGAAAGTCGGCTTCAGCCTTATCCTCCTCAAGAACTTCAACTTTTTCCATTGCTTCAATTTCCTCAGCAGTTGGAGGAACTTCAGGAACAATAGCTTTTACGTTCTTATCATCTAATCTAGCTGCATCTTCTTCTGTAGCAAGATTTAAATCATCAACAATATCTAATTTTGTCTCTACGCTCATTTGTATTCTCCTCTAATATTTTGAATTCGTAAACGTAATTCAGTTACATATTCAGGGAATAAGTACTGATTAGAAATAATAGTTCTCATAAAATCTGTAAAGATATTAACATCTTCACTGAAATTAGATGTAAGCAAATCTACAATAGGTTGCTGATAGCAATTAGCTAAGATATCAGCCATACGAATATCTAATGTAGAGATGTATTGAATTACTGTTGGTAAATTAGCATTGATTACTGCTAATTTAGAATTATCCATAACCTTCTTATTATAGATAGTAGAGCTATCTTTAGATTTCTTCAAGTTTTCTAATTCAAGAGCAGAATAAATGGAATTCTGCTCTGATACAATTAGATTGATCAAGAAGTTAGTCATATGAGCATTAAATCCACATACTAAGAAATCATATAACGTAGATGCCAATAAATAAATATTGTCATCAGATTCGTCAATATGGGATACATTACATTTATTACAGATTGTATCAATGATATTTTTATATACATCGAGTTCAACTGAATTTGTATTTTCTACATCCATTGGATAATTAGCTCTAATATTATCAAAGTTGGATCGAAATACATTTACCATATTTGGTTTTGCATTAATAGCAAATTCGTAGCGTTTATTAATATGATTATCAATTACATCATAGATATAATCGCTACTGAAGTTTGCTAGTATTTCAGATAATTGGTGTTCATTTGCTAGTTCATAGCCAGCATTCCCGTTACTATAGCCAAACATCGGATTCCTCCTTAAATAGTTAATTTAAAATTTACTGAAATGTAAGTAAATATTTAAATTTTTAGATTTGATTATAGAATCTAGAAAGATTACCAGATAGATGGGAATTATTATTAGTTGGTGTATCATTAGAATATAAAGAAATAAATGCTTGATCTGGCAATTTACCATCTTGCTGATTGCGTATTAGATCTACATCTTCTTTTGTTAGGTTATACTTATACGCATAAGCCTTTAAGAATTGAGGATCTTGTAATGCAGTCTCTAATGCTTCTTTTTCTTTAGCATCCTCAGCTTTTATCCATTCTTGATAAGTCATACCGATAGCTCTTTGAGCTTCTTTTAACTTATCCATAGGTGATAATTCTGATGGATCATCTTTAGCTAAGTCTTTTTGTAGCTGGATGGTTTCTTCATAGATTTCAACAGTTTCTACTGCTGCATCAAATACTATATCATCTACATCTTCATCAGTCTTTAAGACTGTCTTATTAATACCAAAGGCTTCTTTTAAGTTTTTACCTTCATACCATACATATAATGCCATTAGATAGGAGAAAGTCAAATCATCATGGGTATTAGTAGAATGCTCTATTTTACCATTACGTTTAACTTCCAATCCAAGGAATTCATCATATAGTCGTTTAGATACAAACTTATCTTTATGGTTATCCATACGCTCTTTTAATATTTCCATTAAAAGTTCACGTACACCTTTAGTTGAATCAAGACCAAATACCTTAGTGAGCTGTTTAATTCTCTTAATAGCCCCAGGCCCTTCAAATCTTTCTTCAATAATTTTATCTTTAAATTCATAATAAAGATTATTAGTAATTCCGGCTTTCTTAAGAAGTGCTATAACTGATGCCCCGAACCCAGACGTATTTAAATATAGTCGCTACTCTATACTCATGCATTTCTTTTGCATCACTCCCATTACAGGACGTGCTTAGATCATTTGTCGTCCTCCAACTTTACTTGCTGAGGCCAGGATTTTTCCTCCGCCGATCGCTTGCGGTTCTACTCTCCCGTCAGGAGATGATCGTTGAACGTCCCATCTAATATAAATTAGATGTGTTCGCTGCTAAACGTAGGAGATAACTTTACTCCTATGCGTCAAAGCAATTAACCCTGTTGATACATAGACATTTCTACCTATGCAGTGCGTTCTTACACCATTTCGTTCGACATTAATTACAACATTACGCATATATTTTTGCGTTAATTCAACTATAATCTTAGCCAGTTCTATTTGACTAATATAGTTGCACTTGAAGTCGGCTATTACTTTAGTTGTCTTGCTATCTATAATGGAAATGGCCGAGCTATCTCTTCGATAACCCCCAGATACGTCGACACCCATTATAGGTGGATCTACTGGTAAACCATTTCTATTATATTCAATAGTATCATATAGATTAACTTGGAACTTACCATTCAGTACGTCTATTACTGAGGTTGGTTCTCTAGTTAATCTAGACATTGTTTCTAATTCTTCTAATGTAAATGGCGAGTTATCTGTAGAGTTTGACCATTCAAGCAAAACTTCACGACGGATATCTTCCCATTTATTATTCATGGTTCTGCAGATTTCTTTGAACCATTGTTCACTACAGCCTAGTTGTTGGTAAGTGAACTTAATATATACGAAAGTAGACTTAGTATTAGATTCCATTATTTCCATGATTTCTTGATAAGATTTATCATACCAAGTTTCACTGAATGGAACTGCATCTTCTTTCATTTGGAATGCAAATACCCCTTCTTGAGAAGTCAAGAATCCTGGGGTAGTTGTAAATAGAATACCATATGGTGCACCATTTGCTCTCGAGTTATCTGCAGCTCTCTTAAATGCTGGAACTGTATTTAGATAAATGATTTCATTATATGGTGCAAATCCCCATTCGTCACCCCATAATAGAGGAATAGATTTACCACGTAGTAAGTTCTGAGCTGCAGTTTTATTACGTGCAGATGCTACAGTGATAATTTTATTTCTATTTACCGCATGCTCTAGACGTAATACTGTATCTGAAGCTTTTGCAGCTTTACCATCTTTTCTATTGAATGGGGCATCCATTCTTAGATATGGAGGTAAACATTCACGGAGGTTCTTTAGGGTTTGTAAGTTATCTTTAGAACCATCTTGTGCTTTATGTAAGAATGCAATAGTAGCATTCGAAGTGCCAAAGTTAAATAAATATAAATATCGAGCATCAGCAGCTAGTGTTTTACCTTGCTGACGTGGTAGCTCGTGGAAGATATTCATATTATATATAGAGCAGAAGAATAGAGCCATATTACCACGGTGTAGTCTAAATGGTATACCTGTACCACTACCACCTTGGTCTGGCACTCTACATACTTCTCGAATAAAGTACCAGAAGTTTGCCATACATTCGGCTAATACTTTACCCTTATAATATTGGTTTAGATTTGGATCATGTGGGTCTATAGCCGCTAAATCAGGGTCTAACAGAGCCAGCATGAATTTATTATTCTTAATCCCTATGGATTTAAGATATATATGCATATCCAGAAAGCTTTTATTCCTG